AATCCCAATTAGCGCTATTTGATCCAACGTTTGTGTAGACTGAATCCCAATTAGCACTATTGCTTTCAACAATAGTGGATACGCTCGACAACTTGCTGAAATTGCTATTGATTTTAGTTCTAACGGATAGACCCGTTTCGCGGTTTTCGAATGTTTGAAGTATCATATTTTTATGTATTTATTTAATCTAACCAAATTTTATTTTCGTACCAAAGTCCTTCATCCAACCAAATTCCTGAATCAAACGCTCCCACAGGATATATATCAAAACTAGAAAGAGCTTTTACTATGTAGCCAGAGCCTGGAACAAATTGGGTAAATGGTTTATGAATAGCACTTGGTCTATATTCAATCATGTTCATGCCAGTTTCACTAATTGTCTGAACTGAACACAAACTTGTATTAAAACTACTTAAACTTACGGGCCGGGTTTGATCAAATGTAATTATATTGTATCTGCCGTTGATATCTCCCAAAATGTTAATGATGCGATTCATATAGGTAATTATTGCTAAATAGTCAAATAAACTCGACCTCCGGTAAATTCACCAAAAACTTGAGGAATGCTTCCGTTAATACTATAGCCAAACATTTGACCGATTCTTTCTGTAGTATGACTTACAAGCGAACGCTCTATTCCGTTTACTACAATTATTGTTGAAGTATATTGGTTTGTAAATCCGTCCCAATCTTGATAATAGATTCTGTCTTTGTATGTATTACTGTACATTGTAACTTTTTGTATGATGTCTTCCGTAACATACATCGGAGTGCTGCTTAATGAAGAAACGAGAAACGTTACTGGAGAATAAATTACATCTGTTACTACTAATTGATCAGTAGAATTGAAATAGCTTAATCTTACTTCATTTGAATAGTTTCTGAAAACATTTGTGTGGTAATCTCCATAAAAATGCACAGCAGAAGTTAAGTTAAAAAACGATAAGCAAGAATCTTGAATTTGGTTCCTCTTAAAATTATCAGAAATAATGTTGATCAAGAAACTATTTCCAATATCATTTTTATTGAAATTGTTTCCTATAATGTTGCCATAGAAAGTATTTTCAATTTTATTTAAAAAGAAACTGTTACCTACTATATTGTAACTAAAATCTTTGTAACAATTGTTTGCACTAAAAAATACTCCAATATTGTTTGAAATAAAATCGTCCTGAATTGTATTGTTTCCAAAGTTATTTCTTACTACGTTTTCTTTGAAGTCATCTCCAATTGAATTTGATTCGAATGTATGAGAGATGTAATTCTTAGAGAAATTATTGTCAATTGAATTGTTTTTAAAATCCGCATCAATTAAATTATAGCAAAATCCGCTACCAATGTTGTTGTCTCTAAAATCAGCACCATAAATTACATTGCAATATCCACTGTCAATTTTAATATTTCTGCAATTGATCATTCTCAACGGACTTTGAGTTGTTGTTACGATTACAAATGTTGGTTGTTGTATTCTTGTTGCAGTTAATGGTGGCAATTGAACCCAAGGTATGGTAGGAACAACCCTATTTCTTGTTACAAAAGCTGGACCACTTTCATCTGTAGGATAATATGTCTGGCTTTCATTAAAAGGAGAAAGTGGTAACCAAGCGGTTGGATCTGTAAAGTCAGTGCTAACGTTAAAATTTACTACCGAATAATAGAGTTTTCCTGTTGGTATTTTAACCACATCCAAACGATTGTATACAACTGAGGAATCGAAAGCGGAAATACTAGTTGTGTCAGCTTGACAACAATTGACTGTAATGTTTCTCCAATCCCATGGAATATCAATATTGTCGCTTTTATTGACTCTTTTATAAATCCATCCTTTAAAGTCAGGAATTTCCGTCGTCGTATTTATTGTTCCCCAGCTATACGAACTTTTTGCATCAAAATCATAATAAACAATATCATCAGGATAAGTTTCTGAATATGCTTCACATGCAAATTTATCAGAAGAAACAGCAAAAACAATTAAAGGCTCATTAGGTCCTACTTTTACAGTAGTGTCATTTACTGACTGATTCCACCATTTAAGAGCAAAGTCAGTAATTTTGTAATATTGGCCAGAATTTAAAGAATTAGAAGCTTTTAATGCGCTGAGAGTATTGTATTCAACTTCATGTAAATTTGTCCACTTTGAAGCAGAATTTGCTAAAACCGTTGTGTATGTACTTTGCCAATTACTTGTGAGAGGGCTTATGTGAGTAGAAATATTTAATAAAGCATTCCAGGTTACAGCCGAATTTGCAGCTACAGTATTGTACGTCGATACAAAATTTGATGAAAGACTTCTGAATAAAAGATCTTGAGCAGATCCTCCGTCGAGCCATTGTGCACTGTTTTGTTGAACTATAGTGGAAACCTCTTCATATTTTGCACTCAGTTGTTCAAATGCGGTTTCCTTATCTGCTAAAGACGATAGAGAAATTATATTGCCGTTTGTTATTGAAAGTAATCTTTGAGATTCATCATATGCAAGAACTTGAGAATCTGTTTCAGAGGTAAGATATGTAGCACTGTTTGCGGAATAAGTCGTGTAAGCGTCTAACCATTTAGAACTAAGCTCATAAACACTTGAATAAGTCGAAATCCAGCTTGCACTTGAATCATGCATTAATGTATGGGTTTCTTCCCAATTTCCTGATAAAGTTTTTAAGCCAGCTTTAATGTCATCCCCTTGATATTTAAATCCTTCCGGTAACGATAGCTGAATCTCAGCAAAGGTTGCTTTAAACTCCGACAAACCATTTCCTTTAAATCCAACAAAATAGTCACTGCTTACTATTGGACTTTTGAGATCAAAATCAGAAAAACGTTTGTTTGCCATACTATATAGTATTTATGTTAAGAAAACAGTTTTTTTGTTAAAGCATTGTTAAACATTGTTTCAACAAGACCATCGTCTGCGTACCATTCTTCGTTTGTTGACAAATTATAAGATATAGTAGTATACGGAGAGTCCCAATCGATTACGTTGTCTGTGTATCCCACTACTCCAACTTCATATTCGAAGAAATAATAATTGTCAAAGATTGGAGTTCTCAATCCGTTTAATTCGATAGAATATAAAGGATAGGAAGTTAACTGGCCTGTAATAGTGTCTATAGGTCCAACGTGAATTAATTTGTCTATTTCAAATCTACGGTCTTTAGCTACTATAGTTTGACCAGAATAAACAATGTCCGTTTCGTTGATTATTTTTCCGACATTTTTATTAAAATCAGTTTCATATGAAACTAGCCCTCTTAATTTGTTTTTTGGAACTGAAAATAAATTGATTAGTCTTTGTATTTCTCTTGGAAATTCTACACCATAAGTTTTTGCAGGAACAGAAACTTGGCTTGCCATGGAGATTAATTGATCTACTTCTGAAGTTTCTACATCAGAGTGTGTCTGCACAAAATTAGCAATTCTTTCGTATATCATTCTTCCCAAGCTTTCATGCGCTAAATCTCCATCTCCAATGACTCCAGGAAGAAACTCTTCAAACAAACCAGGATTCAGACTTAAAACTTCCGGTAATGCTAATGAATGCATATATGCTGGCAAATCATACGTTTCGTTAACTTTTGCTGCAGTATAAGAGTTATTTAAATCATATACATAAAACGGAGTCGAAACGCCTCTTATGTTAATTGAATCATATGATCCAGAGTATTTTTGATACCATCTATTACCAGTCCAATCTCCTGCAGCTTGAGCTGAACGAACTCTTGAATCTAGTAATTCGGTTATGTAATTTGTTCCACCAAGAACTACATAATTTCTATATGCTGTAGGAATTACTTTATACGTCGTAGAAATAGCCTTTGGTCTTCTCGCACTAAAAATAAAAGCATTGTTTTTTTCAGAATCAATTGCCCACACTCGGTTAAACACATCGACAGCAAGACCTCCCCAAATTTCGTTTTCTTCTTTAGCAAGCTTTAAATCTAAAGCAGAATATCCACTAACTTCATTGAATGTTTTATATTCTGAGGAAAATGTATAATGAGTAAATTGGCTAGTTGAAGTATCAAACTTGCTGCAAAAATTATAGCCGTGAGTAACCCATACGTTATTAGAACGATCCATTGCAATGTAACTAGGATGTATAAGACCCCCAACAGAACTCAATTTTGCTCCATTAGTTCCTGAGTATAACTCTAAAGTTCCAGAAGCATAACACGATACCCAAACATCGTTGTTTGCATTAATAGCTAGAGATACAGGAACACTAGACATGCTCAAAGACGTGGCTCTGAATAATTCTTGTCCTGTATATCTGTCAAATTTGATTAAAAAGCTATCAGTAGAATAAGCATAACAAGCCCAAGCATCACTGTTTTTGTCGGTTTCTACAACAGGAGGATAGAGAGGCTCTTCAAATTCATCAGACAACAATGTAACGATATAATCTCCCTCTATTGCTGAAAGAGGTAATCCAGTTTCTTGCTCTATAATATATGAAGGAGTTTTTACAGCACTAGCTAAAAAGTTAAGAGTTAAGTTATGATCAGGGCAACCATCAGAACTTAGTTTAATAATTGTGCTACTTCCATATAACGCTATCCATATACAACCATCTATGTCTGTAGAAATGTAAGAAGGGGCATTATATTCATCTCCGGTATAAGAAGACAATTGGATAGACCTCAATAAATCCGTACCTTTTTTATACAAATGCAATAAATCTTGATCTGCATCAGCTGCATATAATAAATTGCCAATTGGATCAAATGCCATACCGTATACAGCAGCTGTACCAGAAAGTTCGTATCTATTCAAGTTCCAACTTGTAAGAGTTTGAGCATGAGTAAAAGAAGCGATGCCTTCAACGAGCACTCCTTGTTTTTTGTAGTATTGAATTACTTCACATTCCGGAGCAAATGTTTTAAGGTCAACTCTGTTAATGTTGCTTTCGTAAGGATGGGAAATATAAACTTGTGGATACACTGGGTACCCAATTGGATAGGAAAATGAATCTTCTCCTTCTTTATTGACAGCTGTAGTGCTTACGGCCAATACAACCGTAGAACTGAGAGGAACTTTAGGAGTGATAGTGGTAAAAATGTAACCACTCGTTGGACTTCCATATTCATCAAAAGCTTTAAAATGGACAGGAGAAGAGAGAGGAGAGTATGACGAACCTTCCCACTCAATAGTGTAATCTGTAGGAGGAATTATATCTCCATTTACTGCAGACAAGATCATTGTTACTGGATTCTTTTTTCCTAATTCGTTTGTTCTTGGATATGAAAGAGCGTCCGTTAACTGTACGTTGGGAGAACACTTATATTCTTTTGTTAAAAATGGATCAAATTCACAAGTCATCATCACAGGAATTGGAACATTTGACCACTTTAATGGATAAATCTCATTAATGTAATTTTCTGTAACTTTTATTCTCGTTGGAATGACATCGTTAATTTGCCAGGCAACGACTGCTCTGGATACTTCTGAATTGCTGTAGCTGTAATACGGATAAATTAATGATTCTTTTGGATAAGAAAACTTCTCAGCACACAACGTTGTAATTAAAAGTAAAGGACAATCTGTTTCTAAATTAGTTCCTGTTGCTAATGCATCAATGTAATAAAAAGAACCTTCTGCAGAAACAGCTACTATCTTTTCGTTATGATAGATTGGGGTTGTAGTTAAGGGTAAAACTTCGTTTAAAGTTTCACCTGTATCAGCATTAACAAATTTCCATGTAGGAGCTAAAAATTTCCATTTGTCAGGCACTGCATAATGAGGAACTGATTTCGAACCATGGGCATGTAAAATAATCGACAACGGTTCGTTTATTTTTGCTGAGGTCAAACTTATTGTAAACGGTTCAATTGAAGGAGTCAGAGGAATTCCATATTCAGAGGGAATTTTTTTATAGAGCATTGCATCCCTATAAACATAATCTACGTTAATATTCGTTTTATCGGATAAGCGATTGCCATAATCATCCCATGCCGTCAATCCAATCGTATATAAACCAGGGTAATCATATATACCTTCAGCAATGTTGCTGCCATAAGCAATTTTGCCATTACCAAAATCCCATGCAAACGATACATAATTGGAAGGAACGTTTGCAGTAAGTGCAAATGTAGTAGAGTATACACTTCCCGTTTGAGATTCTGGTTCTATTTTAAAATATGTAGGCATTTTATACGAAAGAGTTGTCTTCTATAATTTCTACACGAGAAATAAATGTTGAAAGATTTTCGAAGAATACAAACTCAAAATCCAATAAAGGTAAATTAGCAGTAACCACTTTGTTATCTAAGTCAGCAAATGAAGGATTCCACATATAGAACGAAAGCCCTTCTACGAATTCATTCGTATCTTGTCTATAAGTTTCGAATCGTTTTATTCCATCAATTGTTAAAAGTCTGCTTGTAATCAAACTAAAATCAAACACGCCTCCAAGCTTGGTATTTACAGGATTGAAAAAATCTTGAAATACTGCTTCGATATCTTTTTGAATTGAACGAGCTGCTCTTCTGCTTGTGTTTGTTTTATATACTCTTAAAGTAGTAATATCTTTAGTATTAACATCAATGGTATCGTCTGTTTTAATACCCAATGCAACCGTTTTAAACACAGGATCCATAAACGTAAGTTCTGATGTAATCGTTTTTAAAGGCTGGATATTTGAAAGCATTATTTCTTTTTGAGCTGGTAACAAATACTTCAATGAAGACCCTTGAGCAATTTTGGGAATAGCGCAAATGTAAATGTTGTTAAAATTGCAACTATCTGCATATAAAACGTGATTGAGTGGTATTTGTCTAAAAGATAACGGAGATACTTGTATGTCATTGAAATATTTTAAATATTTACCAGTATAATCCCAGTTAGAAAACACTTTAACGTCATTAATAAAGTTGGCAAAGTTTGTTCTAATGAACGTTTCGAAGTCATCTTTTGTAACTAATCTATATTGACTTCTAAAGTTTCCTGGAGCGTTTTTTCTAATATCGTCGCTGGATTCAATATCTTTCGGAACCGTAGAACCTACCGTGTTATTAAACAATAAATTTGTAAACTGAGACGGACCAACGTATGTTAAATTTTCCGTAGTTAAATCGTTTGTAATTTCTACAAATGTTGGAGAGCTAAATAATGATTTAGTGGATTGCAAGAGAGTTCCTGGACCAATAATTCCTGGTTCTCCAGAGCTTTGCAAGTAAAAAATTGCTACTCTATCTCCTTCTTCCAATCTTCTTCCATTTACATCGTCTCCAAAAATTATATCATATAAAAAGTTTGATCCTAATTTTTGTTCATAACATCTCGAAAACGATTGTTCAGAATAGAAATTAGGAACTTTTTTGTATTGAAACCATTTTTCTTGTTTAGATTCCCATACATAAACATCGATGTTGAAATGATCGATTAAAATGTTTGGAGAGTTAATTGTTACGGTTTCGTTTGTATCTCCAGCTGCTACATATGTAGGATTTTCCCGATAAACCCCTTGAAAGAGTAATTTTCTGTTGCTTAGGTCTGATAACGGTTGTACTGTTAATTGGTTGTTTACAGCAAATGTGACGTCTTCATTGAATGAAAATGGAATACCACCAACCATTAGATAAGAATATCGAGGAATAGTATAAAACCCTGCAGGATAATTCAAAGCGGAGCATTGAAAGGAAAGTGTTGATGTTTGATAGCCAATTGGTTTGTAATCCAGAATTTTAACAATTCTGCTAATGTTTTCATAAAGCTGAGCTTCTGTAAACATCGATTCTGTACTTGTCTTATTCAAATAAAACATTAAAGTGTTGAAAGAAAAAGAAATAATATCTAGTATAGAAGCAAGGTTTGAACCGATATAATTTTGATCAGTAAAGATTCCTTTTTCATTCAATCTATCTAAAATTAAATTACGAACTTTCATAGCATCGAATGCAATGTAACCATTCTTTGGTAAGTCAAGTTCGGTAGTTGAAGTAGTTGTTGCCATATAAATTAAATTCTAGTTTTTTGTCCTTGTGTATCAAAAAAACGAAAGCTTTGAGTTTTGAGCTCTAAATTAGTATAAACAGGAACTGTTCTGCGTATTTCTTTGACCTCTACTATTAATGTTATATTGTATTCGTTATCGTCTTCATTTGGTACTACTGAACAATTAAGGACTTTCACTCTTGGTTCAAAGTCTTTAATTGTCATAACAATCTTTTCTTTGATCATTTCTGCATTAAACCCCGTAATTGGTTCAAATAAAAATTGATACAAATCCAATCCATATAAAGGAAATAAAAATCTTTGTCCTGGTCTTGTATTGAATAGATTTTTTAGCGAATTTTTTATAGCATGCTCGTCGTAATCTACTGCCAAGTCGTTTTTGTTGATTACGCGATTTGTCGTAGCATCATATCTACTATCTGGAGAAAAATCTAAATGAAGGTCTTTATAAGTATAAACCTTATCAACAGTAGTTTGTTTTGAAACAGCTTCTAAATTTGTAAGCTTAATTGCCATTAAGATTATTTATTCAGACGAAAATTGTTTTGAGAATTTTTAATTAAAAGAGATAAATAAGATTTATGAGTAATTTTGACATGCTATTGGAATCCGAACTTTCCCGCTTCCAGTGCGGAGGATTTTTAGTGGGCGATCGAGTTCGCTTTAAAAAAGATGCTCTTAAACATGACTATATTGCTAGTAGAGCCCAATCGTTTTTAGATATTATCAAATCTTGTATGGATCCTTCGTTTGATTTAAATCTCCGCATCGGAGCTTTAAAATCCATATACCCTACTTCTTCTATGAATTTTCAAGGAGGTCACGTCGCTCCAGATGGTGTCTTCGCAGACATATATATCGAATATGCCCCTGGTTTATACAAAAATCCCATGACCGTTCCGGTGGAGGTTATCGATTGCATCAATGATGGAGCAGAAAGAGGACCTATCCCCAATAGTCTCAAGCGTCCTAACAACGTGCACGGCCCAAAAGAAGTAAAAACTTCACAAGATGATGTCAAGGCTGACGTAAACTTGACAAACCAAAATGCAAAAATGCCTGGAGCTAATAAGTGGGATGATACTAAGCCAGGCGGTGGAAATTTCAAAACGTAAGTAGAAGTTCCAAAAAACTAATATACTATAACACGCACAACCTATGTTCAAAAATATTTATTACAAAATCTTAGTTTGGGTTTCTTATCAAATTGGAGACATTTTGAGTAATTTTGAATATGAATGGACGTTTAACCTCTATCAAAAATGCATGAACTTTTC